TATATAATATAATTATAATTAAATAACCACCATAAGAATTGTAATATAATATATATTATATATATTTAAATAATATATTAAAATAAATCAATAAATACATTACAAAAATTTACCACCACTAGATTTGTAATATATAATATATATATATTAATATATATAATAATATAATATATAATAATAATATATATATTCATCTGACGAGATTAGCCGTTGACAAGCGATAGCTTATGTGGTATAATGGGTTTAAGAATAAGAGGTAATATAAAGCCTCAAAAAGAAAAGGAGATGATTAAAAGTAAATGACAGAAATGCAACGTAGGTTAAGGAATGAAAAGAACAGTGAGTACGAATATAAACGTGATTACTCTCATTATGGATTATTTGAAGATTTAACATATAACGAACTAATGTGTGACTATGAAGAAGAAAATGAAAACTAAATAATGAAAGGTGTGTGTAAATGTCAGAGTATGGAGTTAAGATAAAAAACATTGAAGCCGCTACTCTGTATGAATACAACTTAGGGATTAGACAAAGGTATTTGGCTAAAGATGGAATGTTTACTAATAGCCTATTGTTAGATTTCTTAAAAAAGAATGGATTAAGAATCACTAAAGGTGGTTTTACGAAAGATATAATCTGTTTAACTTTTAACATGAACGCTAAACCAAAAGCAGACCATATTGAAAAGTTAAAGAAAGCCATAGATTCTGAAACAGACCCTAACCGTATTGAGTATTTAGCGGATTGTTTAGCTCACTTGGAAAATATATCTGTAATCTTTAACGGATTATCTAAAGAGCAGATAAGATTGGAATACTACAAAGACGGTGTAGATATTCCTTATTACCGATACCATAAAGATACTGACGAATATCTAGTTGATGAGGTAATACACTATAAAATGTTCTTTAGGAGTACAGGTAAGGCTAAACAAGGCTCATGTATGTTTATTAACGATAGACTATACAATAAAGCCATTGATTTTATTCGTATGGGTATTAAGCTACCTAAAGAGGACGCACCGATAGTAGAAATAAGTGCTTACTCTAGTTTGATAGCAAGTACGATAATTGGAAAGATACAAATAGACCCTAAGAATATTTTGATTTTGAAAGACGTTAAATCTAACTATACAGCAAAGGTTATATCGGTTGAAGCTGATGATAAAAATAGATGTGTGGCTAAGATTAAAGAGGATTATACTAACAGTTACGATATGTTTGACGGACAAGCGTTAATTGATAGTAGTATATTTCCAAGTTGGGCGAATGGGTATGTATTATTACGACAACATTTTTGCAAGATGGCAAGTTTTAACACTAATATACAAGGATTTTTTAAAGATTATTTTGGCGATAACTATGAAGCCGCAAAGGTTGTAGATATGTTTGGTAATGAGCATTACGCCAAGGATATAAAGCTCATTACCACTAATAATGCTATGAAATGGCTTAAATTTCGAGAGATAAGCTACGATTATTGGTGTCAAAAAGTCAATGAGTGTAATGATGAATTTGGTATAGTTAAAACGGCTCATGAGTCTAAACTCGGAGATTTCCAAAGAATGAGTTATCAAATGATTAATTCTTTGGATATAAACGTAATACCAAACATAGCCAAGAAATCATTTGACTATGTTTATAAATTGAGAACTGATGATGCAACATATTTAGATTACTTGGAGAGAACTAAGAACTTCTCTAACGACCATGAAGTAATGATTGCTTTATATAAGCATAATCCCAACATAATGCAGAGTGATTATTTTAGGATTAGAAGAACGACTATATGCGATAATTACGTTAGAGATATTAAGCAAGGTCATGTGATACAAGATGGCGACAATGTGACTTTGGTAGGCTCACCATATGCAATGTTATTACATAGCGTGGGTGAAGATGTTGAAAAAGATATTATGTTTCAGCATGAGGATAATACGATACAGTGTTATACGGAACGTTTTGAAGATGGAGAATACTTGGCAGGATTTAGGAGTCCGTATAATAGCAAGTCAAATTGTTGTTATTTACATAATGTCAAGAATAAAGATGCTATAAAATATTTTAATTTTGGAACTTTGATAATGGCGGTAAATACTTTACATACTGATTATGAGGATAGAGGAAACGGGTTAGATTTTGACTCGGACTCACAGTATATTACTAATCAAGCTGATATAGTTGAATGTGCTAGAAAGTATTATTTAAATAATTCGACTATAGTTAATAACATTGCTAAGAGTAAAATCTCACATTCTAGTGATTTAGCTGATTTTGCAAAAATGGATAATTCATTAGCAAGGTCACAACTAGGTATAGGTGAGAGTACAAACATAGCTCAAATAGCTCAAAGCTATGGTTATACATTCGATGATAAAGATTATGAAATGTATAACGCCTTATTAGCAACTATATGTCAGTGCTGTATAGATAATGCTAAAAGAACATTTGCTATAGATATTAACGCCGAAATTAAAAGGATTAAAGAGGAATTGGATATTAAGACTAATGGTTTGCCTAAGTTTTGGAAAACTATTAAAGGTCAAGATGGAGTAGATTATAGCGAAAAAATCAACTATGACATTCGATGCCCTATGAATAGTTTACAAGATATGTATAGCAAAGTACATTCTAAACAAAGTAAATCTATACCGCTATTAGATTTTTGTAAGAATGAAAAATATAAACAAGATTACAAGAAGAATCGACAAGTAGAGGAATTTTTAAAGAAATACGAAATTGATTTATTCAAGTACTCTATTAGCGACAACAAGAAAGAGGATATTTTGTGGTTAAAAGACAGTTATGATGATTTGATATACGATTTAAGCAGAATCGGATTATTGTCTAAGAAATATATAAATGTGTTCGATTATTTTATCAGACACACTTTTGGAAATCAAAACAAAACAAGCATAAAGAACAAACGTATGCTATTGAGTGTGCTATATAAAATGTCGGTTCAAAGTAACAATCTATTGAATCTTTTCGTAAAGGGTTAAAGTATTGCCATGTATAAAAGCATGGCAATATTTTTTAGATAACTTTGATAAAAGTTTAACAAAGTAGAAACGATATGGTATAATTATGTTATAGAACCTAGTAATATCAAGGGTTTGATGGGTTTAGGACAACGCATTAGTGAAGAGAGTTAGGAACTTTTATAAAGATTGATAAAAGTTTAACAATGTTGACACAAAAATATCATTAAATCTCTCAGATACAGTAATATCAATGGTTTAACGATATTTCGAGAACGCATTAGTGAAGAGAGTATGGGATTTTGTTTAAAACATCTCTTTTTGGATAATTTACGACCTATATTGACGAATAGCGGTCATGTGTAAATTATTGATGTCTGAAAGCGAACACGTAGTCGTGACTAAGACTGTGCCACTAAGTTTTCTTTGCTTTAGTTGTCGGATGGCACAATAAATATTATTTCTTGCAAGATAGACGAAGAAAAGCGGTAGAAATTACACACACCTAACAAATGGGAGTATTTTAGCCAATACTCCCATTCTACCTATAACTCTATCTTAATAATTTTTGGTTACAATTGACTTATAATTTATAGATTTTGGAGGAAATTTATATGAATATCGGAGGAATTAAAACCACTAAGCGGCAGAAAGGTGAGCCGTATTCTAAGGGCAGAACGCTACACACAGAAGAAGGTCATATCAGTACTCAGCAGTTGATTACAGCTATTAGAAAACATGAGAACATACAGAACTTAGATAGAGATATGACTAATGAAGAGATTAGAGCTGTGATTACAGCGTTTGCAGATGTAATATTTACTACTTGTCAGCTTAATCTAGCAGTACCATTCCCTAATATGGGTATGTTTAGACCTTTTAGAAAAAAGGGATTTAAAGGTGGAACAATTACAGCACCAATGGCAGGTAGTGGTCAGATTACTAAAGATTCACCTATCGCCACATATTACGTTGCACCAAAGCCAGATTATTCAGTTATCAAGTTTGACGTATCGGGAACTGTTAATAAGATGTTTAGAGCATTAACAGAGGACGATGAACCTACTATCAGAGAAGATGAGTAATTATGCGTAAGTTTAGTTATAAAGACTTTTGTGATAATATTACGGCAAATATACCACTATCATATCACATTACTTCTCAGATAGTCAATCGTGTATGGAAAGAAATGGTTAAGTATATTTTGATTGAATTACAACGTAATAGAGAAGTATATTTGCCTTACATTGGCTATATTTACATTGACGAAAAGGAAAATGTAGAAGTGCCTAATTATCGTGGTAATAATACACGCAAAGTCAGAAAAATAGATTGGGTAGAGTTTAAGCCATTTAAGATATTCTTAGATGGTATAAATGTACTCGATACTAACGATGAAAAGAAATTGGATAAATATTTACATAAAAATCGAATTACAGAAGATGAATTTATTAAACAAGACTTTGAGGAATATGTTGAAAAATTCGTAGAGCCGTATTACAATGATAAGGAACTAGCTACAGTTAAGGAAATTGTTAAAGGTCACAAGATGGAAGATGATATATTAGCCAAAATCGCAAGTGATTCATACAAAAGACCATATACTGTATTAGGACAACGTAATTCGGTTTATGTAAAATATAAAGACAGTGATAATCATGAACGTATCGAAAACATGAATGTAGCTGTAAAGAAATTAGGATTATCTAAATACAAATGTTATGATTTCTATTGGAAAAATTTTAAGAAATGTTGGGAAGAAGATTTACTAATAGATTTCTTAGATTCACCTACCGAAGTATGGTTAGTTGGAAATTATGAACAAGCAAAAAAGAAAGGCTGGTTCTATAAGAATCAGTATGGAGGAAAACATGGCTAAAGCTAAATTTGATGTATATGAGCAGACAGATATTTGTGCTGTTCTTGATGTAAACGAAGATAATGAACTTGTAATTATCGTAGATGAGAACGCTTATAATCTCGATAAGATTCTTAGAGCTAATCTTGGGTCAGTGATTACAATGAAACTGACTAAGGACACAGCAGAATAAGGCGGTGTTTATGACACTGAAAGAACAGAATTTAACTGATGAACAGTATAAGAACTGTTTATCAGATATAGACGATAAGTTAAATGGTAAAAGTGATTTAGATTGGTCTGAGATTGTAGCTAAATATAATCTAAATATTGCAAGTGATACATTGCGTAAAGCTAGTTCAACAATCTTTGGTGGCAACTTCGTGAGGCATTATTTTGAGAGCCAAAACAATGATACCAAAGATAGTAACTATGATATACAGTTACGAGAAATACGTAGAGAGAAACAGAAACTCTTTGATGAAAGAGCGGCTTTTAATAAGTCTAACAGAGATGTAGCAAGATTAGAACAAGATTTAGATTATCTTGAAGAACTGATTAAGAATACACAGTATAAACCTTTTGATATTGTTTATCATAATGACAGAGATAAGGATTTAGTTGTACTGTTATCTGATTTACACATTGGACTCGATGTAGAAAGCAGTTTTGGCAAGTATAATTCAGATATTGCTAAAGAGATGTTGGGTAAATATCTCGGAGAAGTTATTAACGCTATTGAATTATACAAAATACAGAATGTGTATGTTATGTTGCTTGGCGATTTTACGAGCGGAAATATACATACAACCGTACAGTTACAGAATAGAGAAAATGTTATTGAACAGATTCAGCTTGCATCAGAAATGACAAGTGATTTTATTTATAACATTGCGAAACATTGTGATAATGTTGTTGTTAATTCTGTTGGCGGTAATCATTCGAGGCTTGGTAAAAAGGATGATGTGTTAAGAGATGAACGATTGGATAATCTCGTTATATGGTATGCAGAAGCTAAGTTAAGTAATATCTCTAATGTTCGTTTTGAAACAGAAGAGAATATTGACCCAACAATAGCTAAGAACACTATTCGTGGTAAAGTATATTACTCTGTACATGGTGATTATGATAGTTATTCTGAGAGTGGAATTAATAGACTTGTAGCTATGACCAAAGAGTTCCCTTGTGCAATCTGTTTTGGACATTTGCACAAGAATAGTTATGACGATATTAATGATATAAAGATTATTCGTAGTGGTTCTTTTGCAGGTACATATGATGATTATACCATTAGTAAAAGAATTAGTGGTAAACCATCACAAGCAATGTTTGTTGTTGATGAAACAGGTGTTAAGAATTTTATACCTGTGGATTTATCATAATGGGCGTAGAGGTCGTAGGTTCGAGTCCTACCGCGCCCTTTTTAAAATATATTTAAATACAAATACGTGAAAGTAGGTAATGCCTATGAAATTCTATGATACAAATGCTTTATTAGAATTACAAGAAGAAATACTAACTGAGGATTTTGCAGTATCATCTGTTAGTTTAGAAGAGCTAGAAAATATAAAGACAAATAAGTATAAAACAGAGGAAGTACGTTATAAAGCAAGAAAATTGGTTCATTTACTTGATGAGAATAGCGATAAATATCATGTTGTTGTTTACACTACAGAAATTGAACAGCTTATCATTGACTTAGGCATTGAAATAAATAACGATAATAAAATCTGTGCTTGTGCAAAATATTTTAGTCACGATAATGATATAATTTTCGTGACAAATGATTTATGTTGTCGTGTAATAGCTGAGAATTTGTTTAATTTAGCGGTAAGTCATGCTAAGAGTAATGATTCCGATATTTATAAAGGCTATAAGGAAATTGCTATGACAGAAGAAGAAATGGCATATTTCTTTAGCAATATGAGTCATAATATATATCAATTAAAAGTTAATGAATATCTTATTATTAGCAATATCCTAAAAGATAACGTGTATAAATGGAATGGTGAACAATATGTATTAGTCACTCCAACAAGTTTTAAAAGTATGAACTTTGGGAATATAAAACCTTTAGATGCTATACAGCAATGTGCGTGTGATTCCATTGCAAACAATCAAATAACTATGTTGTTTGGTAGAGCAGGTAGCGGAAAAACATTATTGCCAATGGCTTACGCTAATGCTATGATGGATAAAGGTAAATATAATAATATTACCTTTATTTATTCTTATGACACGTTAAATGGTGCAAAAGATTTAGGTTATGAAAAAGGCGACCATATTACTAAGTTATTAAATTATGGTGCTATTGGTGGTATTCTTTCAAGTAAATATGGTGATATGTACGAAGTAGAAAAGAAGATTGATGGAGGAGAAATCAATATTATTCCTACGGCATACATTAGAGGTATTTCCTTAAAGAAGTCAATTGTTATTGTTACCGAAGCACAGAATTTAGATGTATATACTTTAAAAACTATTATACAACGTTGTGAGGATGATTGTAAACTAATAATTGAAGGCGATATGATAGAACAGAAAGACACAAATATTACACAGATAGGAATGAAGCGTTTTTCAGAAATATTTGGTGGAAATGATAGTGTCGGAATTATTAAACTTAAAAGCAACTATCGTTCTAAGATTAGTGAGTTAGCAGATAATATGTAAGGAAAATATTATGTTAATTTTTACTAGCTATATAGCAAAAAGATTATTACAGATGGGTAATAATATTATAGATTTACAAAAAAATTATAAATTACCTAATGGTACAGTTTTCGTATTTGAAGATACCAATAAAGTACATAGGGATTTAGAATATATCACAAAAGAAATAAAAAAATAAATCAACGAAGGAGTCAACGATTATGTCAAAAATAATTATTCCAGCAGAACAATTAAATCAAATTATATCGGATTATAAAAATGGTATGACAATATCAGATTTATCAAGAAAATATCCATATAGATATGCTATTATTGATAATTATTTAATTCAGATTGGGGTTAAACAAAGAAAGCATAGTAAATTATCGCAAGATAAAATACAATCAATCATAGATATGATAAATAATGGATATGGACTTACCGATATAAAAACTACTTTACGTATTGATACTAGTACAATAAGGAATATTGCAAATGAATATGGAACTACTATAGAAAGACAATATCCACCAAGAACAGAATCCAATAAGGATTTTAAAGATGATTATTTTTCTGTAATTAATACAGAAGCGAAAGCCTATTATTTGGGATTAATATACACTGATGGTTACGTAAGAGTTCATAATAATAGATACTTTACAGCAATTTCTTTACAATACGGTGATAAGTACATTATAGAAAAATTTAAAGAAGAATTATGTTGTGGAAACAATATATATATTTCTGAAAAAGTAACTAATTATTCTAATGGAAAACCATCAAAGATAGCTAGGTTTGAATCTTGTAATTCTAAGAAAATGTTTGATGATTTAGGAAAGTTTAATATTATTCCCAATAAGTCATATGATTCTAAAACATTTACCAATGTTGAAGCAATACCAAAAGAATTATACAAGCATTTTATACGTGGACTAATAGACGGAGATGGAACAATTTGGCATAGTGGTAGAGAATATGGTATTCAGATAGTTGATGCGAGTGAACAGTTTTGTGTTGACTTTAATGAATTATTGCAAAATTCATTAAAACAAGAATTACATTATGACATAAGACAATTACATGAACACGTATGGATGGTAAGATACCGTAGAAAAGAAGAAGTTAAAGATATAATAAGATTTTTATATGACGATAGCAGTATTATGTTAAAAAGAAAATATACTAAAGCTATAGAGATTTTAAATTCATAAAAATGAGGTATGAAACATGAAAAATAAAAGTATCATTGCATTATTAGTAGGTTTTTCCATACCTCTAGTATTTATGCCTATATTGAATGATATAGTGGAAATTATTTGTAATCAGTGTGAAATCATTAAAGGCTCACAGATAAAAAATATTACAAAAATCAATATTGAAAATTCTAAATTACAAGAGGAACTAGAAGTAGCACAAGAACCAATTAACACAAATGTTATTGGCTTTGAAGTTCCCAATGTTGAGGAATATGATGAATACGATGAATAATAAGCTATTTTAGCTTATTTCCCATAAGGCAACGTCAATTCCTCCACGTTGCCTTTTAGATAGAAAGTTGGTGGAATAATGGCAGTAAAAATAAACGTATGTCATTGTATATCTTGTCAGAGAGGTTATCCAATCGATAGATTTTATAAAACTAAATCTAATACAACTTTTTTACCCGAGGGTGTGATACCTTATTGTGAGAATTGTTGTGAAGATATATTTAATTATTATCTATCTAAGACACAAGATGTGCAAGAAGCATATAGGTTTACTTGCGCAAAAGTGGATATACCTTTCATACAGAAGGTGTACGATGCTGTTTCTCAGTACAATGAGAAATTGATGAAAAATAAACGTAATAAAGAAAACCCTAATGAACATATGTTTAAGAATTATTATATGTTTCTTTGGGGTGAAAAATCAATAGAATCAGATATTGATAAATGGAATGATTATTCTGATAGTGATATACCATATACCGCAGTTGTTAAATCTGATAGTAATGATAATACAGATGATGATTATATCAGATTTGAATTAGATTGGGGTAAGCAGTCATACGAAGATTATCAGTTCCTAGAATATCGTTGGAATTTTTGGACTAGTGATAGTCCAATAAACAAAGCACAAGAAGCGTTATATCGACAACTTTGTTTAGTAGAATTACGCAAAAGAAAGAAAGAATCTGTAGCAGATGGTCAGTTAGGAGAATCGACAAAAGAAGAGCAAGAAATGATTTTAAGACTTATGAAAGAACTTAAAATTAACAACTTTGAGGAAAAGAAAGATAAGTCTTTAGTTGAAATGATGCTAGAATCACAGATTGCCGAAATAGAACAGACTGACCCATGTGAAACAGTAGATAAAGAGTATTATAAAGATTATTGCGATATTGAGAAGAGTTGGGGAAAGCAAATTCTTAGAGCTTTAAAGAATTTATTAGTAGGCTCAAATGAATTCCCAGATATTAACAGAGAACCTAACGAATGGTGAGTAAAAAATTGAAAGAACAGTTTCAGCAAAAACCATTTAATGACAATATAGAACAAAAAAATAAACTTTCTCAATTAATCGCAACACGAAAAAACCGAGAAGAAAAACGTATTAAGTCCATCTCAGAAGAAAAAAGACGAGAACAAACTATCAAATGGACTAGTTTTTATCGGAGGAATTGGAATCTATATGCGGCTCATAGATTAAAAATACATTTGCATCCGTTTCAGCATATTATGATTTATTTCATTGGTGTGTCACAAGTATGGTGGGGAATCGCAAGTCGTGGAATATCAAAAACTTTCGTGTCTGCCCTCGCCGCTATGATATACGCATTGCTCTATCCTAATGCTGAAATACACATTACATCTTCAACTATAAACCAAGCAAAGAAAATGGTTCAAGAGAAGATGGATAGAGAGTTATGTGAAAAATTATCTCCTATATTAAAATATATGAAAGAACAAGGAATGATTAAGTTTCATTATGGTAAAGATGAGATTACTGTAAACTTTTTCAATGGCTCTAAGATATGGGTAGACCCAGCAGACGAACAGTCAAGAGGTAATAGAAGTTGTTTCAACATCTATGAAGAAGCTAGAATAGTTCCTAAAAATGTAGTAGATAGTATCTTTGAACCAATGCTTAGACCTAGACAGTCAATGTTTAGAAATAATCCTAAATATGCAAATGACCCTAGATGGCTTGAAGAGGCTAGAACTGTATATATTACATCAGCTCACTTAAAATCCGATTGGATATGGAATTCATTTAAGAAAGCTGTACAAGAATGTTTTAATAATAAAACTATACCATATAATTTCTATGCAAGTGATATTTATTTAGCTATTTACTTTAACATTAAGACTAAGTCTGATTATTTTAAGTTAAAGAAGCAATCAGATGAAATGAACTTCGCTATGGAAACGCTTAATTTGTTTTTAGGAGTAGCTGAAAATGCGTTTTTCGATAGAGATGATTTTAAACGAAATCAAGTTATTCAAAATGCGTTTATACCACCGACAGTATATCAAATACTTGATGGTACAGACAAGACTTTAAATCGTCAAAAACAAGATAACGAATATCGTATTTTGTTTGTCGATTATGCATTTGCGAACACTACAAGTAAAGAGAAAAACGATAATACTATCATAGGATGTATGTATGGTATTTATAATGACGGAGAAATGAAACGTGGAGTGGATTATATCACTCGACATAGTGCAAGTGATTCAATTGGAACAGAACATTTAATCAGAACTTTATTTCAGCAATATCATGCTGACTATCTCATACAAGATAATCGTAACGGTGGTGAAAATTTCTTTAACAACCTTACTGCTGAATGGGTTAATCCAGAATATCCTAAAGAATTATGGAATTCACACGGTTTAACAGTATGTGCAGATGAAGATTTAAATGTAGTTCCTAAAAATAAAATTGATGATTTAATGAATAGGACTATAGATAAACAATCTATCCCTTGTATTATTCCTTTTATTGGAACAGCAGAACTTAACTCTAATATGTGGATTCAGTTAAGAAGAGATTTACAAATGGGTAAAATCAGCTTTTTGATTGACGACTTGGAGTTTGAAACTAGATTTGAAGATACAGAAGATTATTATACTAAGTCTGTAGAAGAAAGAACTGAGATAAGACTTCCATATACACAAACTATGTTGTTAATTAACGAAGCTGTTAACTTAACACAAGAATGGAGAGATGGTAAGGTAAAATGTACTGAACCTCGCACGGGTACGAAGGATGCTATAGTAGCTTGTGCTTATGGTAATTATTTCTTTAGTAAGCTAGAAAATAAATTATCAATTTCAGAAATGAATGGAGATAATGTTAATTTAGACGATTGGAAATTCTTAGCAGGTTTCTAATCAGAAAGGTTTAAAATGGCAGAAGAATTAACTAAGGAGCAAGTTATATCTACTTTAGAATTTGCTAGTGGACTATATGAACCGATTATAGGTAAGTATGGTTATTACACACCACAGATTCTTAATGATGAGCTTGTAAAGTTAAACAATAATGCATTAAAACCAACATATGACAAGATAGATAAGGCATTAGATACGCCTATTGAAAGTGCTGAATTATTGCAGACTTATTCAACATGGGCGAAATTTTCCGAGGCTATTTATGCTAAGACAATAAATTATTTCAGTAATATGTTATCATTTGATGTTAGACGACAATGTATTAATGCTAAATCTAAAAGCGATTATAATTCGACTGAGTATAAAGAAGATTTAGATAGAGTATATAAATTCTTTAGAACATTTGACCATAAACGAGAATTCAAAAAAATGGTTAATGAAATGTTGAAAAAGAATGTCGTGTACACATGGTATCGTGATAATAGAGATGAACATACACCACAGAAATCTTTACAGATGTTACCACAAGAATATTGTAAGATAACTGCGGATAGTTCAATTTGTCCTCTATTTGACTTTGATATGGGATATTTTCTGAATAGTGGAACGAACATAGATTTGTTTGACCCAATATTCAAAAAGTATTATAATGATATATTTACAGAAAAGAGTAATAAGAGATATAGTTTAAAAGCTAACCCGCTTAATGCAAAGGGCGGTAGTTTTGCTTATTGGCAACATACTAGTCCTATTAATGGAGCATGGTGTTTCGTATTTACCGATGGTAACTATAATGAAATTCCACCTTTTAGTTTCTTATTGCGTACTTCTGTTCTTAATCCCGAAATTGAAGGATTACAGAGAGATAAAGATATCATATCAGCATATGGTTTAATTTATGGTGAAATGGAAACCACAAATAAGGCACAGTCTGGTCAAGTACCAAACAATACAGCTTTTAACTCTAAAACTATGGGTCAGTTCTTACAACTTATAGCAAGTGGATTAAACAGACATTTCAAACCATTAGCATTTCCTTTAAAGGAAGTGGAATTTAAACAGTTTGATGATAGTAACTCAGATATGTCTATAGACCAATATACTAGTAGTGCGGCACAAGGAGCTAGTGCTAGTTCTTTAATATACACTACTGAGAAAATGGGCGTAGAAGAGTTTAAAAATGCTCTATTTACTGATTATTTATTGATGAAGCAGTTATATAGACAGTTTGATGCATTTCTTAATTATTTTGTAAATCAAAAGACAAGAAAGTACAAATTTAAGTTCACTTGCGAGGGTAGTGATTATCCTAGTATTAGAGAAGAACTTACAAATAGAGTTAAAAGTTTAGCAGATAGAGGTATAGTAGGTAATATCTCATTATGGGAACAAGCGTTTGGTTATGGTGTAGGTGAATTAGATACCATGTGTGATGAAGGTATCTCACAAGATAAACTACAGCTTATGCTTAATCCTAATACTGCCACCGATGATAATACTGCGACTAGTAGTGATAAAGGTGGTAGACCTACAAAATCATCTAGTCAAATGACGGAAAGTTCACAAGTATCACAAGATATTAATGGTGAACAGAAATCAGAGGTGATTTGATGATTATATTAAAAGCACCTACTGATAAAGATAATTATATACCAATATCCGATATAAATGTCAACAAAGAATTACAAAAACATGGATTTTTCCCTTTATATTGGGATGATGATAATGTTATGTATTATAAAAAAAATATTGAGTTGAAAGAATATTTAGAGAAAGTTGGTGAAATTTTTGAGTAATAGGTTTTTCAGTATCAGAAATATTAACGAAGTCCGTACCGAAGAATCTGATGAATTTTTCTTTGCTAGACTCTGTGTATTGTCAACTCAGCCGAATTCTCACAAGGTATTGATTACTAGAGATATTCTTATGAGAGATGGTAATTCTGTACGTGGTAAATGGATTGTGGCTAATCCTAGAGATGGTGAATTCATGAGTCATGATGAGAATGAATTTATCGTAGGAATAGTGCCTACAGATGCTCGTATAGATTATGTTGACGATGAGGACGGATATACTTATATGTATGTCGATGCTGTATTATCTAAAATATACGCTAAATCAATCTATGATATGTTTAAAAGCAGAAACTTTAGAAATGTTAGTGTAGAAATGATGACAGCAGACAGAGAAACACTTGAAGATGGTTCGATACCTATTGATGGATTAAAAATTTATGGAATTACGATTTTAGGTAATTATATCAATGGTTCAAACCCAAGTGCGCATATGCAGATAGTTCAATTTTCTGATGTAAATGCAGAAAATTACTATAAAACATTTTCCGAGAGTGAGTCTAATAATTCCGCTGATGACTCACAAAATAATAAGGAGTTTAATAACATGGAAGAAAAGACCAAAGCTATGTCCGAAGAGGAAAAGGAAATGGCAGAGGTTGAGCCAAAAGACGATGGAAAGGAAATGTCCGAACAGCCAAAAGATGAAAAAGATATGGCTGAAAAAACAGACGATGAGAATACAGAGTCTAAAACAGAGGACGATAAGTCTGACGAAAAAGAAATGGCTGAACCAACCAAGGACGAACCTAAAGAGGACGAAAAAGAAATGTCAGAAGATTCCGATAAGGATGACGATGACAACGTAGCCGAGGAAGATGATGACAAGGATTTTGCTTGCCTTGATGGCGTAGAAAAAGATATGAGCGAAGAAGTTCGTAATGTTTTTGCGTGTGGCAAGGAATTTGCTGTAAAGTCTGTTCTTTCTATGGCAACAGAACTAAAAGAGCTGAGAAAGTTTAAAGCTGACGTTGAACAGAAAGAAAAGGAATTTGCTATTGACAATGTTATGGCAAATGTAAAGTCTGTTCTAACAGAAAAGGAATTCTCAGATTTTAGAGCAGAAGGATTAGCTTGCGATAATGTAGATGCATTTACTAATAAGGTAAAGGCTTTTGCATATGATAGAAAGCAGGAAAATTCTGAAACAGTTGATAATGGTGGTATTATGGAATTTGCTTGTCCTACTGAAAAGGTAGAGCACAAAGAACTGACCGCCGATGATATTTTTAACAGATATATTTAAAAATAAGGAGATAATCGTATTATGGCATACGGATTTTTGATTGAATCACAGAAATTTGCCGCAAAGGACGTTGACGCACTCAATAGAAGTGCTGTAGCTGACGCTAACGTAGATGGTGGTGCTATTGTAACACTTGGCACTATCAATTCAGATGGTGTATTTGCGGCTACAAAGGCAACAGCAGGTACAGGCGGTAATGTATGGATGGCTTACAATCCATCAGAACACTTTACATCTGCACACAACAATATGTATGCAGGTCTTACAGTAGACCCAAGAGAATACACAAACGTTGCAGGTAGAACACTTGACGTATTCAAGCCTCAGATTTCAGATATTATCATTCTTACAGAGGGTAATATTAAGGCTGGAGAAACAGTTACAGCAGGTTCTTACCTTGAAATGGGTACAGACGGATATGAAGTACAGTCAAGTGCTACAGCATCTACATTCTCACTTAAAGTACTCGAAGTAGGCACACTTGCTTTCCCACAGGCAGGTATTGGTGATGAGTTTACTGAAAAGTACATTTGCGAAGTTGTATTCAACTAATTTTTATAGTATAATAGGAGATAATAAACTATGATAGAACTCAATAGCGTTAAGCTCTTTGCTGAACAGAATAAAGAGCTTTATACAGCATTTAAGGATTACAGAGACCAGTGGCTCTCTGAGAATCGTGGAGTAAAGGGAAAGGCATTTTCAGCTAAGTCACTTGATGACAAGGCTAATGTTATCAATAAGCTCTTTGCAGAAGAACTTGAAAGAAAAGTACCTAGAGATGGTGTTGACCTTGCTCACTATGCAAATTCACCAATGGTTAAGTACTTTTCAGATGCAATCGTAGATTCTATGATTGATATGGTAATCCCAGACGTACTTAACACATCAGTAGGTCTTATCGCTGATATTAAGTACCTTGACTATGGCGACAGTGCTAAGTTCGATATGAAGAACAATGGTCTGTTTACAGTTGCTAAAGCAGGTTACAGACAGAGAAATACAATTGCACAGGCTAACTATGGTACAACAGTTACTCTTACACCAGAGAATCATGAGCTTACTGTAGTTACAAATATGTATGCTATCCTTGCAGATAGAGAAAAGCTCGCTGAGTATGTTATGAAAGCCGCTCTTTCTATCGAAGCAGAGATGCTTACAGATATTTGGGGCACATTTGAAACAGCCGCTAATGCATCTACAGTACCATCAGCTCTTAAAGTTACTAACTTTACTGAAACATCAGCAGTACAGCTTATTCAGAAGGTTGAGGCTTATAACAGAGCAGGAGCAGTACTTGTTGGTACAGAGCTTGCACTTGCTAAAATTCTCCCATCTAACCCTCAGTACAGATATTTCTTGACTGATGAGATTTGGAAGCTCGGTCATGTACAGCAGTTTAGAAACAGAGATGTTATTCCTGTAAAGCAGATTGCAGATTACAAGTCAACTAACTATGGTCTTGCTCTTAGTGATTCTTACATTTATGTAATGTCACCAGCAGTAGACAAGCCTATCAAGGTTGTTGTTGGTTCTACAATCGCAGACCACACAGAGGATTCCTATTTCAACGCCAACCTATCAATTTCCCATACTCTCAACAAGGCTTGGGGTTCAGCTTGCATTACTAATGCAATACAGGGTGTTATTACTGTTTAATTTAATAACAAAAACAAACAACAAGGGTGAGTTTAACAACTCATCCTTGTATTTAAAAATATCAAAAAACGGAGGAATATTAAAATGGCAGGTAGACCAAAGAAATCAACTACTAAGGCTACAGCAACAGAAGTAGAAGAAGTTGTTGTAGAAACAAAAGAAAAGGAAAAGGAAAACAATTCAGACGCTATTATCGCCGAACTTATGCGACAGGTGCAGTCATTGACAGAAAAGCTCAATGAAAAAGAACAGTCTAAGACAGAAACAGTATCTAAAACACTTCCTACAAAGGTTAAGGTTATTTCACTAATCCCTAATCAGTATAATCTTTCAACTATGGAAGGTGGTAGTGGTAAAGTATTCAGTTTCCCAAAGATGGGTTCTACTGTAATTATGAGAACATCAGAGCTTGAAGATGTACTATCAGTTTCAAAGTATCGTGAGCAGGCAGAGAATGGATATTTTTATATCTGTGACTCTGATGTAGTAGAAGAACTTGGACTTGATTACTCTAACATTTGTGATGATAAGATGATGAAAGATATCATATCACTGAAAGATGATAATTCGGTAAATCTGTTCTGTGGACTCTCAAATGAAGTAAAACAGTCAGTGGCTACAAAAATGGCAGAAGATTTAGCAGATGGTAAGCGACTCGATAGAAATAGATTACATGACATTAAGAAGCTAACAGACATTGATATTGAAAAGAAATCAGAAGAACTTATCGCTGTTAGAGAAGCATTGACAAAAGATAAAGAATAAAGAAAGGTAGCTGAATAAATGGGTACTAGCTTTGAAGTCATATATGACAGATTTTTACTTATCATCGAGGATTATCGCTTGGATAATTTGGCTAAAACCAATTATTCAGCGTTCCTTAAATTTTTAAAAGGTTTATTGATTAACTCCATTGATTTATTCGATGGGGTTCTAACAGATTTATCATATTCAGAAATAGAGGAAACTCACACAGTAACTTTAGATAGTGGTGAAACTAAAGAAGTAACTACTACGACTCCATATTTCAACAATACATTATCTAGTAAAGAGGTTAGTATTTTGGCTATGATATGCGCTTATTGTTGGATGGAGCGACAAGTATTAGATGTAAGACAGTTTCAATTACATTTAGATTCTAAGGCTTTTTCAGTTAAATCCGAACAAGCTAATCTAAAGCAGAAAGAGATTGTACTTAACGATATGCGTGAGAAATATAAGCATGAAATTTCTGAATATCAGAATCAGAATATTGACAAATTGCCGTTCTTTGGAGGATAATGTATGTTAGAATATTACAGTAATTATCTTTCAAATATTGCTCAAACTCCAAACGAAGCATGGAGAGAAAGTCAGCAAGCAGTAATTAATCAGTTATTTGAAGATACGACTCTTGAAACTACTATAGAAGAAGAGAATATACCATTTGATTTTACTTTTCGTAAAATGGATGCTTGGGTAGATATTGTAACAGAAGCTACATTAAATGCAGAAAAGGACGACTCTGATTATAGAGCCATATACTTTAAAGATTGTGGTCATTTATCTATTCGTGGTAGATACTATCGTTTTTATGATAATTATTGGATTGTGTACTCAGACCCTTGTATTGAAGAAGTAATGTCTATGCAAAAGGTTAGACGTTGTAACAATTGGCTTAAATGGGTGGATTCTAAAGGAGTATTACATGAATATCCTTGTGTAGTAGATTACTCACTATCAAGTACAAACGCTCAGACAGCTAGATTGATACAGCAAGCTAACTCTCATGTTACTGTTATTGTACAAGGAAATGCAGATACACTATCTATATCTAAAAATACGAGGTTTATTTTCAATGGGGTTGCATATAGATTTTTTGCGATAAACAATTATATGCAGAATAACTATGTGGATAAAGACACACCAATATTATTTTTCGACTTCTATGAGGATATGACCATAGATTCTGATAATTTAACTGATAATATAGCCAATGATACAAGAAAAGATTTTACACTCGTTAGTAACGTAACACAGATTAATAATGTAAATGGATATAGCGGTACTCTTGACGTTAAATTATATAATGGAGATACCGAAATATCAGACCCTAATTTAGTATATACATCATATGATACCGATGTTATCACGATTGATAATAATGGAAATTATACTATAGTAGGTAATGAAGGTGATACCGCAACTATATATATTCAAGTAAAAAATAATAGTTTAGTATCATTAAATATATCTGTTACAGTCACATCTGATGATTCTGAGGTTTATGAACTTGCTTCTAGTGGCGTAATACCTAGATTGATACAAGGTGATACAATATCTATTGTAGTAAATACCTATAAGAATGGCGAGATAGTAGAAGATACTATAACTTGCGTTCCGAGTTGGAGTGACAACAATTATTATACATTATATCAGACAGCAGAAAACACATGGGAACTTACTAACGTAAGACCTAGTTCTAATACCTTAAATTTGACCTTTAATAGCTCGAATTATGGGGTTGAATTAACTGAGTCGATTAAATTAGTGGCAATGTGGTAAAAGGGGTTTAAAATGGCAAATACAGCGAAAAATAATACATTTAATTCTATGCCACAGATACCGTATCAGATATTAACATATTTAATTGATAATAATGAGAATTTATTTAAGTTATTGAAATATAATTCTACCGATGCATTACAGAAAGACGATTTAACAAAAAAGGAAAAAATCGATTTATTATATACAGAGGTAGGTAAAGAGGATGATTATCATATATTTTTAAAGCCGTTAATAGGTGAAGAGATGACTGATAGTGTAACTCAGCTTAGATTATATAAGGCTCGAATTACTCCTACTACTAATCTAAAAGCTGTGTTAAATTATGAATTCGATATCGTTGTCGGTACTAAAACAAATTTAGTATATGATGACAATGGTATTCCATGCTCTAGGTTAGATATGATAGAATCCGAAATTATAAATTCTCTTTGTGGAACAAGTATGTTTGGCGTAGGTGGATTTCAATTTAATCGAGAATTAAGTAATTTATGTGTTCAAAATACGGGATTAAGTAATAGTAAATCTTTCTTTGGTAGTTCATTTGTCTTAGCTTGCAATTGGGTTGAGGTAAGTGAAAATGGCTGTGAATGAACAACTTATAAATTACTACAAAAAAATATATTACGCTAATGAATTACCTGTACCATATAAACTAAAATGTGGTATGGAAATCAATATACACCCAATTAAAGTTAAAGATTGGGAACTTTTTGAAAGCAGTTTGGGAATTTTAACTATGGATAAAAATAAAATTCCCGACCCTAGTATAATTAGTATGAGTTATCTCGACTTTTTATACAAACTTATTTATGAAAAAACCGAAGGGATAGTTAATATGCTGTTAATAGTATTAAACTATTCTCTTGGTGAACAATATGAATATTCCATGAAAAAGCTAGATGGTAGGACTTTTTTAATAATAGATGATAAACAGAATCAGCAAATAGGCAAAATCTCATCTAAAGAATTTGATGAGATTTCTCAAATAATATTAACTTATAATTTAGTTAATTACGACAATCGGAAAATGTCAAGCGATATTCAACAACTTATCAGTGATTATTATAAACTTCAAAATAATGGTAGGACACAAGAGCCTACCTTAGAAGAGAAGAAAGTTTATGTTATTATGAAGAGCGGAATCTCCATACAACAATTAAACGAAATGTCTTATAGAATTTTCTCACAAGTCTATTCAACGGCTTTGGAATGTGATTTATATTTGTCAAACAAAATTATCCAATCTAGTCAAAAGTATGAAACTAAAGGTGAAATAATACACCCATTGCTTGAAAAGAAGATAGATATATTAGATAAAATCTTTAAAGATGCAGATAGTTTCATTAAAGATACAAAAGCTAAACTTGGATAACATAAAGTATATTTAATTATAATAATAAGGAGAATTAAAATGGCATATGTAATGGCATCAGTCGGAACAGTACAGCTTTTCGACCCATCAAATAATGCTCTTATAGTTACATCTAAAACCCTCTCAGAACAGAGTATGTCTTTTGCTGTAACAGCAGAAGAAGTAAGAGGTGGCACAGGAAATAGACTTTTAGCCAAGTACTATCACGATTCAGCGTTTTCACTTACTCTTACAGACCAGCTCTTTGACTTAGAGTATCTTGCTCTTAACTGTGGTGGTTCTATTATAGCAGGTTCAGATGTAATTACAAATGAGCAGATTACAATTACTACAGCTAATACAATTACAATTTCTCAGAGTGCAGTTAAGTTTAATGGTTCTCTGATGTTGTGGTATAAGAAATCAACAGATGATGATTCAGCTTATACAGCAGTAGTTATGGATTCAGCTACTACAGCTACAGTAAATGGTCTTGCAGTAGGTGACGTAGTTTGTGTTAAGTATTTTTATAATGCTGATTCAGCAAGAGAATTTACTATTTCATCAACATTTATTCCATCAACTGTATATGCAGTAATGACACTTCCACTTTACAAGAGTGGTACAACAGCTACAAGTTATTCAAGCTCTTCACAGGTTGGTGAAATACAGATAAAAATTCCTAATTTTCAGTTGAAAAAATTATATGTAATATAATTGAAACAATGCTTATCGAGTAATCGGTAAGTACTCAAGGTTAAGTGCTTTGAAAGCCTAAAGCTCTATTCACTACAACGTAATCCGAAAGGGTAGGCGTGAATGTTACGAAAGTAGAAAAAAGTAATAGAGATGATACATGGTTAAATCCTAAATATTATAAAACAATGGCGGTTTAGCAACCACTTCTCTGTAAAATGAGAAAGGTTCAACGACTAGCTCTTTGCGAGAGCGTTAGCACACAAGCATATGGTGATGCGAAAAATCTTGCCCCTTTAATAAGGGTGAACAAATAGTCTAAGCCTTACATGAAAGTGTAAGCTGTCTGTCCGTAAGGATAAGGCGGGTTTGACGTTGCGAGTCAAATTGAATAGATAAACAACTTAAAATATATTTAAATTTAAGTAGTTAATCATAACGGATGGAAATCAGGAATTCTCACTTACATCAAGTGGTGTATCTACATCTTCTCTGAATGGTTCTGCACTTGCAACGTTTACAAGTGACGCAGGTTGTGAGAATAATGGTTATTACGCTATTATCTCAGAGATTATCTATGGTAAGTCACCTGTAGATAACATTGTAGCAATCGCTATCGAGAATTCAGACATTGACCTCGCTAGTGGAGAAACAGCTACACTTGTAGTATATGGTATCTACAATGATGGTACAACTCCAACAGTAATTGATAATTCACTGTTGACATTTACATCGGGTACACAGTCTGTAGCTACAGTATCAACAAGTGGTGTAGTTACAGCAGTAGCTAGTGGTGAAGCTGTTATCGAAGCTGTAATTACTGATAAACCAACAATTTCAGCTAATGCAGTTGTAACAGTAGCTTAATATAATAAATAAATAATAATAAAAGGGAGGACGGAAATAAATTCTTGTTACTCCCTTTTTTTGTTATTATAGGTGAAATAAAATGTCGTGTCAATATGGATTTTATAAAAAAACAGAAACAAATAGACCGAAACTTTATTGTAAGATAACTAATGACCTATGTGTTTATTCTAAACTTTGTTTAAAAGTTAATAAATACATATACAACGATAAATCAGAGGAATGTATGATTAAGAAAGAAAATAATAAAAAATCAATCCCTAATGGCGCTTATTATGTTCGATTTGTCAAGAACGGATATGCTTACGCTGAATTAGGAGATACAGTTGTCAAGGTAAAGTGTGACGACCTCGATGGTATTATTAATTATATTTACATTCAACAGAACAATGATGGTACATACATAGGTTCTTTAACTCCTTTTGTGAGTAATAATGAAGCTAAGAAAATAACTAAAAAGAGAAAAAATAAAGTAGAAAACAACAATAGTGAGAACGAGGTTTAATTAAACATATGAGCGTTTAATTAAATAACGCTCTTAATATGTGTTTCTATGGTTATCGTTGTACCTATTTAAATCTAAGTTCTGACATTATATAGTGCAACGTAACTAAGAATTATATAATGAAAACTACAACTTAGATAATTTCTACTTCTTAAAAGAGGATGGAAATAAAATGGTTGATGAAAATATAAGTATAGACGATTTAAAACAGTTACGAAAAAGAATAGATAATATCGAACACCACGATATATCTGATATTAAAGCCGACATTTCAGAAATTAAATCTGAATTACGTGGAAATAAAGTTATAATTGAACAGAACACAAAGGTACTAGATAAACTATCAAATACACTTGACGAAACAACTAAGACAATGGTGGAATTGAGTATGAACGTAAAGAATTCCAATTCAAATATTGATAAGCTCGAAAATAAAATAGATGCAGTTAGAAATAATCTTAAAGCTGTAGAAGAAAAATCTAAGTTCGATATAATGTCTTGGATTAGAGATAATTTCGTCAATGTAGTATTAACAATTGGTGTAATTAGTTATCTAGTAACACAAATAATTAAATAATGAGGGCAATATTATGATTAGGAATGGAGAAAACGCTCAGACGCTCTTTGGAAAATCTACAGATACTAAACCTGTTAATGGTATAAATGGAAATCTTTTTTATACAAAAGATGCTTATGTTGAAATAGACACAGGAGATGTTTATTTCTTTGATGAAGATACTAATTCATGGATTTTACCATCATAATATAAGGAGGAACAATAGAATATGGATGTCATTTCTTATGCACTTTCCAGAAAGTATACAAATGATACAGTCATAGGGCTTGGGGCTATTAAAGGCTCGAATTGTAGCATCACCTCTATCGTAGACAACTCAGATGGTACACATGATATTACTTTCTCATGGAAAGACACATCAGACGTTACACATACTAGCATATTAACTGTATCTGATGGTGAAACACCAACTTTCTCATCAACAGTTATTACAGGTGGTCATAGAATCACATTTACCACAGAAGATAAAACAGTATCATTCGATGTAATGGATGGTAGTAAAGGCGATTCGGGAATATCTGTAGTATCATCAAACGTTGATGATAACAATAATCTTACATTTACATTATCAAATGGTAATGTAATTAGTGCAGGAAAAATCAATGCAGTTACTATAGTTGATACTGCATTATCTACTTCAAGTTCTAATCCCGTTGAAAACAAAGTTATCACAAATGCCTTAAATAATAAGGTTGATAAAGAAAGTGGGAAAGGTTTATCAACAGAGGATTTTACTACCGCTGAAAAGGATAAATTATCAAACATTGAAGATAATGCACAAGTTAACGTAATCGAAAAATTGATAATAAACGGTACAGAAGCAACAGTAACAGATAAAGCTGTTGCACTTACTTTAATCACATCTGCTGTAAGTAATTTACAGAATTATTATCTTAAAACCGAAACATATACAAAAACAGAAATAGAGGATTTAATCGGTTCTACTGTTGGTGTTACTATTGAAATTGTAGAGGAATTACCAACAGAAGGACAGTCTAATGTTATTTATTTCTTGCCAACAGAAACTACAGACGTATATAGCCAATATCTCTATACTGTCAATGGTTGGGTTTTGATTGGTTCAACTACTGTTGACTTATCAAATTATTATACTAAAACACAAGTAGATACATTATTAGCCGCAAAACAGAATACATTGACAATAGATAGTTTTCCTACATCATTGTCAAATAATCCTGTGGCTAGTGGTGGTGTATATACAGCCATTGCTCAGATGCAGTCGCAATTTCAGTATAGTAATATGCCTACAGCTAGTGCGGATAATTTAGGCTATGTATATCAATATATTGGAACAACAGGTACTTATACTCAGAATATGTTTTATCGCTGTATTTACGATGATACCCTTGGAGAATATCAGTGGAAAGAAGTAATCTTCAATGCCACAGTAACAGTAGATAGCGCAATTAGTAGCACAAGTGAAAATCCTGTACAGAACAAAGTTATTAAATCAGCATTGGATGAAAAGCAAGATATTATTCAATATTCAACAATGCCAAGTGCGCAAGATAACTTAGGTAAAATTGTGCAGTATAATGGAACTACTACTAGTACATATACAAACGGATATTTCTATAAAGCTGTGTATGACTCAGAGAATGATTTATATTATTGGAAACAGATTGAGTTTTCAGAAGATATCTTAATAGATAGCGCACTTAGCGATAGTAGTGAAAATCCCGTACAGAATAAAGTTATTACTAATGCGATTACCAAAATCACAGATGTAATCCCTTCTGATGCCTCTAGCTCGAATCAGCTTGTAGATAGAGATAGTTTAGGTACTGCAAGCCAAAAGAATTTCACACCTTATGTATCTCCTAATAATACAGATGTACCATTATCATCTAGTGTATATAGCGCAATCACAAGTGCTGTATATGGTGCATATCATCCAAGTGGAAGTAAAACTATTGCTGAATTAACTTCTGATTTATTGGTACTTGCTAATATTGGTAATGTATATAAAATTACAGAAGATGGCGTAACTACTAATTTGTTTGTTGGTGGTGCGGGTCAAACAATTCACACGGGTGATAATGCTGTTGTTGTATATGGTGGTCAACCTAATACTTTCTTGTTTGATTTACAAAGTGGTAGTATTGATTTAACACCTTATCAAACCAAAGCATTAGAAAGTGCTGTTGAGGGTGCAACTACTGTTGAAGGTGCTTTGGGTGCGTTAAGTAGTGGCAAGGTAAGCACAGACCTTATCCCTAGTGATGCAAGTGCTAATAATCAGCTTGTAGCTGAAAATAATAGGGGCATTGGTAAGTTTGTAGCTACTGATATTTCGACTGCGGGTTGGTATAAGATTTGTGAAGTTGGTACTCAAAATCAAGGAGTAGAACTTACTATTAATTTAGGTTCGACATACACTTATAATCGTAGCTGTGCGCATATGATTAACTTTGCTTATGGTTATAACAGCGGTAATATGACGGAAATAGCAAAAGATGATTCACAAGTATTTGATAAAATACGATTTGTATATATCGATAATTCGACTCGAAACATTGTATTAGTACATTATAATGTAAGTAATAAAAATGGGTGTTACGCAACGATTAATGGTTCGTATAATAGTAATCCATTAAATATATATAACTTTGAATCAGTTGATGAATCGGAGTACACTAACTATATAGAATACGATTTAGGTACAGATGGAGCATATAAAAATGGTAAGAAACTTGTTACAGAGAGTGATTTGCCGACATTACAAACAATATCAAAAAGCGTAAGTGGGAATAATTCAAGCACAGTAACATTTTCACTCGAAAATGGTACGTCTTATAGATATATATGTATATGGTATTCTGACACGGACGGAAAACACTTTTTAACAAGAGGTGTTCGCACCACAGGAGCAAATCCAGATATTGAAAATACTATTCAGATTGAACAGGTAAAAACAGATACATCTGTAACTTTTACCATAGTCAACAGCGGAGCAAACAATGTGACATTTACACTATTTGTTGACAAAATGGTTTAACTCACACAGAAAATAAACACCAAATTCAAAGGTCATCAGAAATGGTGTTAACCACATTTTAATAAAAAATATACACAGAAAGGAAACACATGGCAAACGTAATTTTTCGTAGGGGTACTACATCTGAATTAGCCAATATATCTATTACAGATGGTGCTATCCTATTTAATACAGAAACATATAAAATTTACGTAGACAACGGAACTTCTCGTATTCAGTTCGGTGGTGACACTGATTTGGTTACAAGTATTTCCGAAGCTAGTAGCACTAATACATTTAGTGGAAGTGCTATTGTAAATTTATTCTTGCAGAAAACAAGTTGTATCAATTCCGCAAGTACAGCCTTGGCAGTTACGCAAGACAACATCCCACTTGGCTGTAAAGCATTTGCAGAAGAAATTGGTAACTCTGATTTTAGTGGTGTAGGTGCTAGTGTAAGTGCGGCTTTAGTAAATTTGAGTAGTTATGTATCGGCAACTTTGGCAACAGGTGAAACTACTTTAACATTTACTAATAGTAAATTTGGCTCGACTACAGGATTTAGAGTACAGACTGATACATGGGGAGTAAACCCTACAAATGTTAGTTTGAGTGGAACGACTTTGACTGTAACATTTGATAAACAAGATGCAGATGTTGTAGTTAGAGTATTCTATTCTAATATAACATAAATTTAAATATATATAGGGAGTGTTTGAAATAAACGCTCCCTATAAATGAATAAAAAAATAGTACGATTTAGACGTATTAAATAAAACTTTGAAACTTTAATAAAGATTAAAAAATTAAGAAAGAGAGGAAATTTATTATGGCATTTTTTGATTGTCAATCTGGAGGAACGTTGTATCAGTCCGCAGCTACAAATATTTCATCTGGTGGTGGAACTACACAAGGAACTATTGATATTTCGGATTGTCCAAACTATAAAAATTTAACAGCAAGTGATATAAAAGTGGCTATTGTAAAAGTCGAAGGCTACAATGTCCATATTAGCAATATATCAGTTAATGTAGCATCTTATACACCATCTACCGGAATAGTAACTTTCAATTATGTTTATTCAACATCTGTATCTGGAAGAAGTGTGACCATTAGTGTTTGTGCCTTTGTTTAATTTATTTTAAATACTGCATAACAAGTCTTATTTATTTGAACAGAAACTTATTTATTTACGTATGCAACTTCTTCAACTGGAGAGGGAAGCGGTAGTAGTGGTACAGTTGATATTAGTAGTGTGCCAGGCTATGAAAACTTTGAACTTGATACTAATATTGTATGTGGTATTACTAGGTTTGGCTCCAGGTTAAACCGTAGTGGAGATAGTTTTGCTGTAAAAACTATTAATAGAAGTTATAATGCTTCTACAGGCATTGTAACTGTAAGTTGGAATGTCCCTAATGCTTCGGGCGGAGGTGCTTTAGCATTTATAGTTGTAGTAGCACCAAATGGATTTAAATAATAAAAATAATAGCACTCTCTTAAACGCCTTACAGTCAAATGTCCGATAGAATATGACTATTTTGTTTTATTCAATTTTAAATATCAGCCCTCTACTAATTGTTTGACCAGCTTCAAGTAACACTAGTGAAGCAATAGCGATAGCACCACCTCCACCGCCCGAGTATGACTTCGATGTTCCATAATCCCCATAACCAGCACTACTATCAGCTCTAACAGAGTGTAATACTGTACCTGTAGTTGTATAGCTTGCATTTATTACGCCTGTAGCACCTACACCGATTGGAACAGCATAACAAGTTTCTGTAGCAGTATAATTTGTGTAATAGCCTAAATAGGTTAGTGCAAGTGTTCCTTAAAATACTACCACTATACAATCTCGCTAACGCCTATATTTTCAGCCTTTCAGTAAATACATTTAATTTATACTAAAATTTTCTCAAAATTACTGTTGACATTATTTTCAATCTATGTTACTCTATCATTGTCGATAGACAATAACTTAAAAAAATACATGACAACGGAGGAAATGACAGTATGGAAAACAAAAATGAAAAGTTAATCGTAGGTTACGCTAGGGTATCAACCCCAACACAGAAATTGGATAGACAGATTGCTAATCTAAAAGCCGCATATCCAAACATAGTAATTGTATCTGAAACTTATAGTGGTAAAACTGAAAACAGACCAAAGTGGCAGAAATTACTTAGACAGTGCAGAAGTGGTATCGTAAGTAAGTTGGTATTTGACGAGGTAAGTAGATTTAGTCGTAATGCAGAAGAGGCTGTTAAAGAGTATAAAGAATTATATAATTTAGGAATTGAATTGGAATTCCTTAAAGAGCCACATATTAATTCATCTGTATATAAGCAAGCAAGTGAAAGACAGATAAATATCAATACTGACTCTATGGATAATGAAACAGCAAACTTATTGAACACAGTTATTAGTGGATTAAACGATTATTTGTTTGCGGTAGCAGAGAAGCAGATTTACTTGGCATTTGAACACGCTCAGAAAGAAAGAGAATTACTTTCCAAGAGAACATCTGAGGGATTAAAGCAAGCTAAGTTGATGGGTTCTAAAGTTGGTAGACAGAAGGGTGATAAGATTGTCACTAAGAAGAAAAAGAAAGTAATTAAGATAATCAGAAATAGATATAAAGAGTTTGGTGGTGACTTATCCGCTACTGAGATTTATAAAATTTGCAATGTAACTAAATCTACTTTTTATAGATATTTGAATGAATTAAAAGCAGAAGATGAAGCAAATGGTATCATTTGGAGTGATGAACCATTGATTGATGAAAACTCTAATATCACTAGAGAAGAAGTGATAGAGAAAATTAAACAGGACGAGAAAGCTAAAAAGGAAAAGGAGGAATTAAATGATAAAATTTCCAAAGACGAGAACAATTAAAGTTTATGATGGCGAAGATAATGAATTCGAGATACACGTTAGACCATATTTGCTCAATAGCGACATTGAAACTATTGAAAGTCAAGTAATCAATTTAGATAGTAAACAGCAGAGAAGAAATATAGTAGAAGTTCTAGTTATGCGTTTTTGCACTGATATTGAAGATTTCAGTAAAGATGAACTTGATGTAGAAATCCTAGATGCTTATAGAGTCAATGGTATTATTGAAAGAGTAATTGATTGTCTTGATAAGGATTCATACTTTGCTATCTCAGAACTTGTTAATATAGATACAGGAGATGAATTGAGAACAATTAAATTGTTAGTAAATAATTTGATTGATTCGGTAGATAAAATCGAAGATGGAACTGCACAGAAAAGCCTTGAAAATGCTGTAGAATCTTTAAAATCTGCTAGAAGTGAATATGATAATCTCATGAACTCAAAACCTTTAGATAAACCGACACGTATTAAATAATATGAGGTGATTACATGGCTCGATATGGTAGTGGATATTATACAGATTTAGAGTCCTTAACAATCGGAATAAATCAAGGTCTAAGTAAAGCATTTAAACTTACGTGTGATGAGTTGGTTGACGAAATTAAACAGTGGACAGACGTTTATATTTATTCCACAGAAGAAACAGATACATACTCACCTAGAACAGAAGAGTTTAGAAATGCGTGGGATTATGAGGTTTATTCAGTTAATAATGGATTACAGCAAGCCACTTTTTATGTAGATATTGATAAGATTAAAACTAGAGATACACTATTTCACAATATCATTAGACAAGGTGGAACTACTGACGATTTAATCTCAGTAATCGAAGAAATAGACCATCATGACGGATTTAGAGATGATATTGAGTTTTGGATAAAAGATGAATTTGCTAAGAAATATCGTGCAAATTGTCAAAAATTAGGAATAGTTTTACAAGGATAAATATATGATAGGAATGGGAATTGATGCATCAACTACTTGCTGTGGTTGGTGCATTTTTGATGATGATAAGTTGATTGATTGTGGTAAAATAAAACCACATGACGAAGATGCTCATTGGAGAGATAGAATAATTGATATTATACCACAATTAAATAAAATTGTCAAGAAATATAAACCTACTAAAGTATGCTGTGAAGATGTTCCATTAATGGCTAAACGTGGAAAAGCCACTTTAGTTACTCTAGGAGCTATGCAAGGAGCTTTATTGGGTCTATTTTCGACTAGTGGTATTGAGATTCAGTTTATCGCAGTATCAACATGGCGTAGAGATATTGGACTATTTGATGGTACTGAAAAAGGTAAAGAACGTGATGAAATGAAAGTAAAATCTATCAGAAAAGCGAATGAAATGTTTGGGTTAGATTTAAATTTATCTTTTACCAAAAGTGGAAAATATAATCCAAAAAAGTCAGACGATGATATTAGTGATAGTATTTTAGTTTACGCAAGTACGTTAGATAAATATAAGAAAGAAAATAAATTGTTGAAAAAATATAAAGCTAAGAAATAATGGGGAAAGGAGGGGTTAAATGGCAAACGGATTTAATATGATGATTGGTAGTAAAGTTGATACTGCTCAACTTAATACTGCTATCGGAACTATTACTAAAAGCGTGCAGACTGCTATTAACAATGCCACCGCAGGTAAATTAACCAAAACTGTTAGTACGTATGTTAAGAATATAGCTAATGCAGATGGTACTACTACAAAATATATTAAAACCTTAACAAGCTATACTAATGCGCAAGGGCAGAGTGTAGATGCTACGGGTAAGGCTGTAAAACAAGGAACTGCATTTTTAACTAATCAGAAGAGTCAGATTACAAGTACTAATAAGGCTACTCAGACCATAAAGACTAATACAACCGCTGTAGAGAAAAATGCAACGGCTGTACAGAATGGTAGTAATGCTATGAGTAAGTTCGTTACTACTATTAGTAGAGTAGCTTATGTTAAATTAGCGGCAGATGCATTATCTTTGTTTACTACTGCTTGTAATGAAGCTAAAGAGGCTATATTTGATTTAGACGAAGCTATTACTGAATTTAATAAAGTAAGTGACTTGTCTGAAAACGGAAATCTACAAGAATATATAGAACAGTTAGGCGAACTAGGTGAAACTGTGGCAAGAACTCGTAAAATTCACTGCGAGAACGTATAGCAATATGCGTTGAGAAATTATCTAAAACTCGAAGTTCTTAAAGCCTTAATAACTACAACATAAAGATGAAATATGCTTAGATGTGAATGTATCGAAAGATAGAAAAATATTAAGGATGGTTCATGATGGAAACATCTAAAAACCATTAACAATAGATAACGAGTAGCGAAGTTCCGAACAGGAATGTGTTGAACGACTATCTTTTATAATAAATGTAACTTGAAAAAGAATAAGGTATGTGATAATACACGAAATAAAAGATACTATCAAAATTAATTGATGGGAAAAGATAATCTCATTTATGGTAAAAGTAAATGATGAAGAAATAGTCTAATCACTATACGAAAGATAGTGGAGGTTAAAAACGTGTCTAAAAAAATTAACAAACAAGATATAATTGATACATTTAATAAAAAACAATTAAAAGTTATAGATGCAGATAAATATAAAACTGCAAAAACTAAATTAACAGCAATAGATTCAGAGGGGTATTATTATTATGTAAGTACCAATAGTGTATTGCGTCAAAAATTTAATATAAAAAGTAAGGTAAGTAAAAGTAATCCGTATTCTTTACAAAATATAAAATTGTGGTTTAAACAAAATGGTTATAATGACATAGATAACATTGACATTAAGTTAAAATGGGATAAATGTCCTATATTGGTGTATAAATGTCCGTTATGTGGTGATATAGTTAAAAGAAAATGGAATAAATTTCTAAATTTCACATCAAAAAATTTCTATTGTGCAAAATGTAATAAAACGAAATGCGCAAAAGAACGAGAATATACTGTAGAACAAATAGAACAAAAACTTTCAGAGCTTGATTTACAATTATTGGATAAGCAATATAAAGGAAATACAACATCATTATTATGTGAAGATAAAGATGGTTTTAGGATAATGTTAAAACCTACAAAAATAATGAATAATAGATATAAGGATATAAATCGATATAAATATAGTAATATACATAATTCAAAAAATTATATATATAATATTAATAATTATTTTAAAATAAATGATATTGATTGTAAAGCCTTATATTACGTAGAAGATAATACTTATAATGATTATCCAACTTTATATTGTAAATGTTCATGTGGCGAAATTTTTAAAACGTGCTATGGAAATATAAAGCAAAATAAATTTTGTTCTTGTCCACAGTGTTCTCATACCGAATCATTTTTAGAAAATAAGGTGAAGAAATGGCTGGTTTCTAAACATATCGATTTTATACAACAATATAAATTTAAAGACTGTAAAGATAAACGAGAATTACCTTTTGATTTCTATTTACCAAAATATAATTGTTGTATTGAAGTTGACGGACAACAACATGAAGAAGCCGTACCTTTTGACGGAAATATTGATAAATCTTTACAACGACTAAAAATAACAAAAAAACATGACGACATAAAAAATAAGTATTGTAAAGATAATAATATTTTATTGATTAGAATACCACAAAATAAAATAGAACGTAGACACGAAGAGTATAAAGAAATATTATACGAAAACCTCATTAAGAAAAAATAATTCTTAATAAATATAAATAAGTGAAATGCTAGAAGGTGCTACAATGTATGTCAAGAGCGGTTTCACAGAAGAAGAAGCGGCTACTTTAGCACAAGTTAACGCCTTACTACAAAACGTTGCTGATAGTGAATTGTCAGCGTCAGAAGCATCTAATATACTTATTAGTACAATGAAAGCGTTTAATATAACGGCAGATGAGGCAGTACATATCGTAGATGCCATCAATGAGGTTAAATTGTTTGTGACCTCTTTAAACAGGGTGAATTGCGGGGAACTTTTTAAAAATTTATCTACTAACTTATAATGGTGACATTATAAGGGTTTAGACTAATCATCTAAAGAATAGTAAAAAGGATAAATAATTAGACAATCCGCAACCAAGATTCTATTGAAATATAGAATAAGGTTCAACGACTATCGAAAACAATCAAGATATAACTCTTGACAAATATAACTACCTTATGGTAGAATAAGCTGTAATAAAACAGACGAAGTGAGTAGAGTAGGAGAAATCCAAAGTGCCCTGCCCTTATTATATATAAGGTGAAGATATAGTCTATTATAATAATAAATTTATAGTCAAACAATTTCGCAGTATCATCCACAGATATATCGGATGGTTTAGCAAACGTAGCATCAACAGCTAGTGCGGCTGGAAATAGCCTTGAACAGACCGAGGGTATGTTGACTGCTATGGTCGAAATAACTCAGAGCGCAAGTAAAAGCTCTCGTGGACTTAAATTTTGTCTAGGTGCACGTTAAAATATAGTGAATTATGGGGAAACCCTGCTAAGTTCCATTTACTAAGATATAATATAAGCAAAAATGTGAAATTTATATTGGCATAATGTAATGATTATGGTATAGTAATAAGAGTGGAAATAGGGGCAATCCGTAGCCAAGCAACCTAAAGTAAGGTTGAAGGTTCAGAGACTATCCTTTATGGAGTAGGAACAAGTGTTCCGAAGTGCTATAAATTATATATTTAATAATATATAATTAAGATATAGTCCGAACTTCTAAGAGATTAGAAGGAGTTGAATAAAATTAAGATAGAAATCCTCAATTTTATAAAAACCGTCAAAGTGTAACGAACTTTGATGAACAAAATTTTGTAGACAGATTATTGCTCGTTTAACACAGACGCTAGATTCATCTAGCTCTACGGGTAACAAACTTAAAGCTATATATAGTGAATTAGGTATATCATTAACTGATTCAGAAGGACAATTAAGAAGCACTTACGATATATTAAAAGACCTTTCAGAACAGTGGAATGATTTAGATAGTAATACACAACAGTATATAGCACTTACATCAGCTGGGTCTAACCAAGTTAACAATTTCCTCGCCCTTATGGAAAATTTTGATGCCGCTATCGATGCAACAGCAACAGCCTATGGGTCAGCTAATTCAGCAATGAACGAAAACGAAGCCTATATGGAGTCGTTAGCCGCGAAACTCAATTTATTAAAAGCTCAGTTTGTTGAGCTTGTAACAGGTGATGGTGGTTTATCTAGTTTTATTAAATTAATTATAGATGCCGCTACAAAATGTCTTGAATTTGCTAATAGCGGAATTGGTCAAGTTACTATCGCTATGGGATTAGCCACTGCCGCAGTTGCGGCATTTTTAAGTGTTATCAAAGCAAAAAGTGAAGTAAGTCTATTCGCTTACGCAATTACTGAGTTAATAGCTGGTACAACAACACTTACAGAAGTAGTTTCGGTATTAACCGCTGAATTGCTTGCTAATCCTCTATTTTGGGGTGCGGCAGTTGTAGCGGGAATTGTCGCTATAGTAAAAATTGTAGATAAACTTACAATCTCACTTGAAGAACAAGCCGAGGCATTATCACAAGCTAATGAAGAATACGAAAATGCTAAATCTGAAATTGAGAGTTTAGAATCGCAATTAGCGACTATAAAAGAACAGCTTGATGAAATTAATAAATCTAAACTTGAAATTACCGACCAAGATGAACTAAATGCACTACAACTACAGTCAGAAGAGTTAAAAGACCAAGAAGCTACATTAAGAAATCAACTTGCAATACAGTTAGCTAAAGAAGCGTCAGCTAAAGAAGAAGCTAAAACACTAGCTAAATCATTAAAATCAAGAGATGATTTTAGCGTATATGGAACGGCAACAGATATTGATGATAACCTATATGGATATTATAGCGGTACTACAGGTGATATTGGTAGTTCAATTCAAAGTGCCATAGATACATATAAAGAATTAAACGAAGAATACGAAAAGAATTCTGAGCAATTAACTTATTTAGAAGAACGTGGACAAAAAGCTAGTAAAACATATGCTGAATTAAGTGAACGTAATGAAGAATTAAGAGAGTCTATGGCTGACCTTAATTCCGAAGTCACAACTACAGTAGAACAAGCCGAGGATATTAGACAAGCAGGTGAAGATACTGATGGAGTGCTAAAGAATTTAATTGACATTTGGTTTGAAGTAACAGGTATCGCTGATAAA